CCCATGAGGCTGCTACGGCTTTTGCTTGTTCCATTTTTTGCTCTCCTTTTTGACTGCGGCTGCTTTTGCAGCTGGTGCATCTACCTTTGGAAATTCGCCTTTGTATGGCACAAATTTAGGTATGCCAAAACCAACGATCTCCTTGCCCTCTCCGTACGATCTGACCTTGACCATAACCATGCCACCATTGCGTTGATCGCCTGTCCCAGACGTATTGCCTTCAATGGTCAAACATGTCTTTGTGTCAATTAGTCCGACGACAATACCAATGTGTGAAATGCGATCTATGCCGTCGTGTGGAAAGTCCATGAAAGCCAAATAGCCAAGCTGCGGCATCGTTGACCAGCGTTGCATTTCCTTAAATTTATGCGCACCTGCTGCTGTGCTAACCACGTTAGGTATCTTGACGCCAGTTTGTGCAGCGCACCAATTGACAAAACTTCCACACCACGGCAAACCGTCTGCCTTCATAAATTTGCCGTACTTTGTCAGGTTGTCGCCTTCTTCGATTGTGCCAACTTCAGCTGCTGCAACTTCGATCAAGCGTGCATTTGTACCGTTAGGATAGATCGACATTGTGAACCTCATTCTCGCAATTCCATTGCGCCGTTGTTTCATTCAATGTTGCTTCGTCATGGCATTTTGGTGGGACGAATGCGTCCAAAACAACGTCGTATTCATACCCAATGCCAGCATAATTTTTGCGAATGTTTGCATTGTATGAAGTACGTTTGCAGATTTGATTTCTGAAATTTCCATACCATGTTTCAGGGTCTAGTCCTTGGATCAATTCTGTTTCGTCTATTCCGACAATGACTTCGGTGACAATGTTATTTTGGTCTAAAAATGCGTAATGTGCCATTATGCCCAACTCACGTTTCCAGTGCCAGCAGTAATTGTTGCGCGCTTGTATCCGCCGCTTGCTGAACTTTCTGTTCCAGTTAATCCTGCGCCAAATGTAATTGTTCGCGTGTCGGCGTAGCGCAAAACCACGACACCTGAACCGCCACTGCCTGAATTAGAACCGTCTGAAGGTGCTGACCCACCGCCGCCGCCTAGATTTGCCGTTCCATTTCTTGTGCCGCCTGGTGAACCACCGCCGCCTGAACCACCTGAACCTGACGGCGACCCACCGCCGCCACCTGAATAGGTAATTGACGAACCTGAAATTGAAGTTGAAACGCCCGCACCACCGCCGCCGCTTGTTCCGCTACCACCAACACTGCCGCCGCCACCGCCGCCGCCACCGCCATAAGTAGGCGCACCAGCACCACCTGAACCACCTGCATAGCCTTCGTTAACGTAAGCCGTGCCAGCTGCGCCACTGTTATAGCCGCCACCGCCGCCCGAACCACCTGTACGACCTGCACTTGAATTAACGTGCGCACCACCGCCACCGCCACCTGAACTTATCGTTGCAAAGTAACTATTGCTTCCGTCTGTTCCAATGTTGCCATTTGTAACCGCCGCCCCGCCTGCGCCAACGGTAACGGTGTAATTTGTTGATGTTGTTGCGCTAATTACACTACGCGGCGAACTTCCGCCGCCGCTTGTGCCTACACTGGTGACATAACCACCAGCACCGCCACCGCCACCAGCACCGCCGCCGCCTGCACCACCACCACCGACAACTAGAAAATCAACGTCAAAAATGGCGGGTGCAAATGTATTAAACCCAATTCCTTTTAGTGGCGTCATGCTGAAATGTCACCGATCAAAACCCATGTGTCAGTTGCTTTTTTCCATAATGAAGCACCTGAATACTGACCTGTTAATTTCAATTTAGAACCGCTTGAATAAATTGTGACACCCGCACCTGCGATAGTCACTTGTCCTGCACCGTATTGAAGCAAATCAATACGCGTATTCACTGGAAATGCAGCTGAACCATTTGTTGGAATTGTCAAAGTTATTGCCGAAGCATTTGTTAAAGTAACCATTTTTCCTGCGTCTGATAATGCCAGTGTGTAAGTCGTACCAGTTTGTGCATTTTCAATTGCTTGATTTCCTACGCCATAATCAAATGACAATGTAACTGTGCCCGAAGTGCCGCCGCCTGATAAACCAGTGCCAGCCGTTACGCCTGCAATGTCACCTGACAAATCCGTCCATGTAAAATCCATGTTGGTGTTTGACGCCTTTGACAAGACTTGACCTGTTGTGCCGCCCTTTAAATCAGCCAACGACGTATCAACGGCTTGACCAAAAACCTCAAAGTCTGCTGGTAAGTCCGTTACCAGATCACTGGACGTGGGCATTTGCCAGTTAAAATTGCTCGTTGGGTTGCTCATGGTTTCTCCTTTTCTAAGCCACTATTGTGGCATTTGCCCAGTCTAAAGTCGGCGACACGCTTGCCCATGTTTCGGTGATCGGTACGTCGTTCCAGCGCATTGCCTGCAAGCTGTATGCCAGCGGTGACAACAGCAAGGTCACACTTAATCGGTTGTATGAGGCTTGAAATGACCAGCCTTCAACAAAGCCTTGAAACGTGCCACTGCTCATGTTAAGCGGTAAATTGTTCAATGCAATGGCTTCACCCATAAATACATTGATGAGGTTGTTTCGATCTGAGTTGTCAATTTCTGGGTTTGTTAAGTCGAACGAAATTTCGCTAAAGATTGGCTGGGGTTGGGCGCGTAATGACAAATAGAACGCCGCCTGCGCGTTGGCGTCAGCTGCGTCGTGCAATGTCGTTGTGATGATTTGTGCAAGGTTGCCATAAAGCGCGATTGACGCTGGGTCACTATCGGACACGTCGTTTTGACTGGTTGTGCCGTATTTAATTGTTATTGCATTTCGAACATCGCCAACGCGGGTTTCAATGCGCAAACCAGCTGCGCGAGCATGGTTAGCGTCAAGATCGACGTATCCGTTGGCAGCTAGATAATTCGTGCGGTGTGTGCTGTCTGCGTACCCTATGCGTCCTTGCGCGTCCTCGTAGATGTAACCAAGTCCAGATGTTGCCAATGCTGAAACCAGCGAATAAACGTCAATTGGGTCTTGTCCACTGCCACGCGCTGCAAGGTCATAATTGCCTGGACGATCGATTTCGCCCAAACCATTGTTTTCAGCTGTTGCCCACGTCGTGCCTGCTGGTGTGTAACCTGCCCAAGTAACTGACGGTGCAACCTGCGCCCATGTGTTATACAAAACTCCGCTTAAAATTTCATAAATTTGATCGCCGTCAAAATCGCGGGCAAGTGCGTCGGTGTAAATGACTTTTGGCAAACGTGCCAATGCACCTAGTGCTGTGATGCTGTACGTCTGCGTAAACATGGTCGTGCCTATGTCTCGCACCTCTAAAGCAATGTCGACGACGTTGCCACCAAAGATTGGGACGTATGTTCCTGTTGTGTCTTGAACCTGCACGGAAATGGTGCTGTTGATGTTGACAGGTACTGCCACTTGATTGACATCAAGCAGCTGCAAATTGACGTACCCTGCCTGTGCCTGCTCGTAGATGTTTGTTCGACCTGATCGTATTGTCAGGTTAGCCAAAACTGCGTCTGTGTACTCAACACCGTCGAGCAAGACTTTCCAGACTGGCGACCACTGCGTCATGTTAAATTGCCACCAATGCGGTTGCGCCACCTGTTCCGCGATAGTAGCTGTTGTTTAATGTCTCAACAATTGTGCGTGCTGTGCCCTCTTTATCAATTGCGCCAGTGACGGTCAGGTTGATTGTTGTACCTGATGCAGCTGCTACACCTGCAAGAGTGTTGGTGTTAGCACCTGAAATGTTTGCCCCAGTTAAACCAGACGACGCGGTACTAGCCGCCGCCGCCAAAGACTGAGCTGCTGTCAAACCTTTTGCCTGACCTGCAACAATGATTTTTGCCTCTGCTAAACCTGCTGCCTTACTAGCTGCTAATTGTGCTTGTTCAGCTGGTGTCTGAAATGCGCCTGCATAAGGTATTGCCCCGCTTGATACGCCTAGACCGGTGGTGTCAACATTGCCTCTATTTGCTAATGCGTTTGCACCTGCTAAAACTGATGCAGCTAGTGCCACTGCGCCAACGCCCAGCAATGGATTTAAGGCAAATGCTGTCGCGACACCTGCCACAATTGCTGAAGCTTTAAGAGCATTGTATGCGGTAATAATTGTTTTGATTAAAGAAATTGTTGCCATAACCGCAGCACTAATTTTTGAGACAACAAACAAACCTGCCAGCACACCGCCGACCAAAATTAGCTCATCTTTGAGTGATACCACGGTCTTTATGACCTTTTTGACCTGCTCGCCAAACTTATACGCACCAGCTGTGCCGTCCTCGGCTGCTGCTGTCAAACTGCCTTTGCCTGTCAAGGCGTTGATAAATGAGTCTAGATTTGGCACAACTGTTGTAATGACGTAGTCCATAAGTCGCTCAACAATTGGCAATAACGCAGCACCGATTGACTCTTTTGCCTCATCTGTTGCAATGCGTATGCGCTCAAACTTAACCGCTGCCGTCTCAGCTGCACCTTCAGCAAATCTGCCGTAAGTTGTCTCCAATGACGTGATGATCGCTTCATTGTCTTTTGATTTAAGCAAATTAGCGTCAAGTCCAAGACCCAAACGTGACAACGCTAGTGTGTTGCCGTCATAGGCACGACCCAACGCGTTGGAAATTGCCTCAACTGGCTTACCTGTTACCACTGCCAAATCAAGTGCAAGGTTGAGCAAACGTTGTGCTTCGTCCACGTCTTTTGTTGATCTAACAAGTCTGCCAAATGCAGGTCTTAATTCGTCGTCTGTTACACCAATTGCAATTGATGTTTTGGTGATGTAATCCTCAACGCCAGCGACTTGTGTCGCTGTTGCACTGGTCGTGGCTCTGATTGTTTCAGCTAGTTTTTCTTGCGCAGCTTGATCTTGCGCAGCAGCTTTGACTGCGTCACCTGCAAATGCCAATGCGGCAGCACCAGCAACGGCAAATGCTAAGGCAGCCTTTTTGCCAAACTCTGTCGCCTTATCGCCAAATGTTTCTGTGCTTTTTGTTGCTTTACCTAAGCCGTCAACTAAATCCTTTGTTTCAGCAAGTATGGATAATTTAAGGGTACGACTACCAGCCATTAGTCATACTTCCTAACTATTTTGCTAAAACTTTCTTCCCATTTCTTAATAATCTCAGGCTGTGCGCTTCGCAAAGTCGGATAAATAAACCAACCGCGTGAGCCTCGACCTTCGCGACCTGACCAGCGTGGAAATTGTTTTAAGCGATTTGAGCCAAATTCTGCACCGCCCCAAAGTTGTTGCGTTGTGCCGCCACCGCTCAACTTCTGTCCAGCAAAACCAAAACTGATCTCACCGACCTTTGAGGATTTTGACACTCTTGCACCAGCTGCAACTCGATCATCAAGTTTGTGATTTGTCCTGCCTGCCGCTGTCACAATTTGACCTTTGACATAGTCTGCTAACTCACTAGAGGCTTTTTTTGCTTGTGAAATGGCTTCGTCGTCCATAGCCTTAAACGCACGCATGATTGAGCGCAACTCGGCTTTGTCGTAGGTGATCGCCTCACTTGCCATTGTTGCGCCTCTCTAAAATCTCAAGAACCGTGAGTATGTCCTCAGCTTCAACAAAATCGTCTGGGTGTAACCCTGTTGCCAGAGCTACTTCCCAAACTATTCTGCTGAGGCTTCCGACTGGGTAACTTTTGGGTTTGCCTCACCTACAACGACGTCTGCAATAGTCTCAGTCCAAACCTCTAGTGTCTTGACTGGCTTGCCTGCTGCTTCGCGCTTCATTGCATGGTAGGCAAGAAAGATCAGGTCACTAATACCCATTTTCTCCTGCGCCTGTGCAATTGTGTTGCCTGTGTGCTTTTCCCATTTGACCCACTCAGGCGGCGCAGCTGTGTAAGTGATCTGCGTGCCTTCGTTGTATTCAATTGTGATTGGTAGCTTCATTGTGTCTCCCGATTGTTAGTTTTTAGCTGAAGGTTTCGGTTGGTGTTCCAACCACTACAAATGATAGATCAACGGTCTGTGCATCTGGTGCTGAACCGCCGACGCTTGGGAATACTGGCATTACGTTAAATGCAAAAACTGCACCTGTTACAGCTGTCATTGATACTGCCAATGTCGTGTTTGGTGCTGTTTCGCATGCTGTCCACAATGCCTCGCAAAGTGAACCTGTTGCGCCCCAGTCAGCAAGCATTGAAATGTCGAAAGTCCACTGATCGTCAATGTGCTTGTAAGCCTTGCCGTCTAGTGTTTGGTATGTCTCTACGGTTGAGTCCACCGCGAGTGTTGCGCTGGTCGCCTGCGCGTCGTAGTTAACGGTTGCAATGGTCACGACTAAATCGCGACCAGTTATGATTGTCGTTGGCATTTTGTCCCCTATGTTGTTTGTGTGTAGTACGTCGAGACGTTTATGTCAGCCACCAGCATTGGACTTTGTCCTACTTCCAACACGGTCGGCTTTTCAATAACGCCAACAACGTATCCTGCGGGCATTGCCGCAAGAATTCCGATTATGAGCTTTTCTAGATTGTCCAGTGAGCCTGCATTGCTGTTGCTGGCGACAATGGCTGTAATTGCAAAATTGATTTTGACCTGTGTTTTTGCCTTGCCAATTAACACAACTTCCATGTATGGACTGTCAGGTACGACAACAATGGCAGGCGGTATCGGTGCTTCTGGCACGCTTGGGTACACGTTTGCAGATAGCGCGCTAAAGGCTGTGGCTAAGGCTGATCGTGTTTCGGCAATTGAGTTTGCTGGCATTTATTGACACACTGTCTCAGCGTCCAGGTAAGGCATAAGCAATGTGCTGACGCGGTTAGTCAAGCTGCGACCCATACGATACGGCGAGCTTGTAAAGTCCACGCCCTCGATCTGACCACCAGCTGCAACGCGTGACTGAAAGACCTCAACGCTAACAGCCAAAATTGCTGACTCAATTGCTGGTGTGCTGGCATAAATTTGCGCAGCTGAGTAGCCTGACAATGTTGCCTTGCCGTTTGGCACGATTGGACGCAATGTTACGTCTGCGTTCGTCAGTGCTGCCGTAAAGTAATAAGGCGCGCTGTCAACGACTGTAAAGGTCGCCGTAAATGGTGCAGGCAAACCTGTGACGACAATTGACTGACCAGCTACAAAGTAATGCTCACGTACTGTGTAAAAAGTAGCTACGTTGTCTTTTAACTTGTAAGCATCAATGCCTGAAACGTTGGCAACCAGCATGGGCAAAATTACGTCCTCGCTGGTGTTAATAATTTCGTCAAGATAACTGTCACTGTAAAGTGAAACGGACACGCCAAGCACCGTGCGCAACTGACTAGCTGTGACAATGGCTGGCATGTCCGTTTCCTTTCGACTGCTGTGGCGAGATCGGGAGAACCCGCCACATGATTAGTGGGTTGTTATCAGGTCTTGTTGATACCAAACGCGCCTGCACCGATCTTGGTTGCAATTGCGCCGTATCCATAGACTGACACTGCGATCTGACCTGATGCGATTACGTCTGCACGCAAACGGTATGTTGGTGACTCGTACCATGTGTAAGCACTTGGGTTGATGATTAGCATTGAGTCATCTTTGTCAGTGTCATTTGCTGACGGTACGTTTGCTGTGACGTATAGATCAAGACCTGCGACGTTGCCGCGGATTGAGTCTGGACGTACTGCGCCGCCTGCGTTGCTTGGCTGTGCAGCCATGTAAATTGGACGACCTGAGTCGTTAAGTGTCATTAGGTTTGCCCACTGGCTTGTGTTTGCCAAGATGTT